TGATGGTCGTGGGGGGAAAGCACCTGACCGACCGAGGTGGGCTTCAGAGCCTCGACCATCCTCTTGACCTTGTCGCAGTCGTACTTGATCTCGGGTTGCGCCACCGCTGAATCGACCCGCATCTCATACCCACGGTCTTTGCAGAATGTGGCGAGGTAGTCCATCAGCCCCGCAGGTAGGAGACCTGAGTGAGCGTTGAACAGGCGAATCTTGCCGTCCCATACCCTGCGCTTGAAGGCGGGTGAGAACTTCGCACCAGGTACATCGAAGGTGAAGAAGTCCTGTAACTCGTATGCGACAGAATTCTCCGTCAGGATGCGGAGGTGCGCCGAGTTCATACTGCGGACTTCAATCGACGGCATATCGGACATCGGTACTTATGAGACCCCGCTCATAAACTTTCGCCACTCAATGGCGTTGCGGATGACCCATTGTCGGTTATTGATCCCCTTGATGACGCTGTCCAAGTACTCCACCTTCGCCTTCTGCAAGTCGATCTTGGAGCCGAGCCTGATCAAGTCGGGGTCAGCCTCCATGTAGAGTTCTAGGTCCTGCCTCAAGATGCGGGTCGCAAACGGCTCCCAACCAAGCGACTTGAGTTGATCCTCGTCGGCTTTGCCGCTGTACCACTCCCACTTCTGTTTCTTGAGGACGGAGTAGTCCGAGTTCAACTTTCGGAGGACAAGGCTCTCGTCGTGGAAGATGTTGAGGAACTTCCCGTGCAGCATGGGGATGCGGATCGACTCGTCGCCGAGTTCCGTTCCGTCGATCTTGAGATCGCTCTCAACCAACTGCTTGATTGTTTCCATGTTCATTGGGGTAGATTACCTTATCCTTTGCGACACCGTCAATAGATACGGCGTGAAGATCGTTGGAATCGACTACAGCATGACCTGTCCTGCCGTGACCATGATGTTCGGCGGGGGGTTTGAGACTTTATGTCACTATGTCAGTCCTACCAAGAAGTCGGAGGTCAAGGGCGGGGTGACGGGGTTTGCTTGGCAAGGTGATCGGCTACCTGAATACAAGAGCCCTGAGGGCAGGTTTCATGCGCTGTCATCATGGGCACTTCCCCTCTGCCTCGGTGCCGATCACATATTCCTTGAGGACTACGCCATGGGTGCCAAAGGAAGGGTGTTCCACATCGGGGAAAACGCAGGGGTACTCAAGCACAAGTTGTGGTCCAACGGGTTGCCGTTCACTCTCGTATCCCCCACCGCCCTCAAGAAGCATGCGACGGGCAAGGGAAACGCCGACAAGTGCGCCATGATCGCAGCGTTCAAGGAGAAGACGAAGGTCGATTTGGCGAGCGTGATGGGAATAGAGAACTGCGGCAGTCCCCTGTCCGATGTAATCGATTCTTGGTTCCTCGCCGACTACGGTAGGTTCGTCACGAAGACAGAACCGTATTGTTGAGATCAGGGAATGCCTCAAGCACGACCTTCTTGTCGAGGCTGTAGGCACGACCGAAGGTTCCGTCGAAGAGTTCCTTGATGACCTCGGCTTCCGACGAGTGGACGGACTCCAAGATCTGAATCAGCAGTTGGTCTTTCCTCTCGGAGGGCAACTTGTAGACCTCCTTGAAGATGTAGAGCCGCTTGCTCTCTTGGAACAGGTTCGTGTGGGTGAGACCGTCAGGAGCCGACTCGGGGGTGTACTTCGGGAGATCCTTTCGGTACCACTTGCCCTTGTCGAGGAATGCGTAGTAGAGGACCTGCTTGAGGGAATGGCTTGAGTTCTCTCGGAGCAACCTCACGGTGTCTTCCTTGCTCTTAGCCTCTCGCATGATTCGCCTGAGTACCTCGGGAATGGTCATTGTCATTGGCATGATGTTTGGGTTCTCCATCGATATGTAGCCTACATACGAGGCTCGGAGATGGACATCGTAATGGATAACGACAAGGACACCAACGCACAGCGGCAGAAGGTTTGGTTGAGGGAAGAGGGCAAGACGGCGGTCGTGCGTAGGGTGGAAACCCACCCGAACTACGGCAAGCAGTACCTCGTCACGGTTTACAGTTCGACTTGGGGTCCTGAGACCTACTGGGTGAAGGAAGCGAATGTCGAGCAGATCGGACACGGTCGATGGCAGTCGGGAAATGGGAGAGGATGATGAGCAAGAAGGCACGATCCAAGGCAGCGGGTAAGCGTCCGACCAAGGTTCAAAAGAACTTGGAGGCTGTCCCTGCGCCCACGCCCGAGCCCACGCCCGTGTGCGTACCTGCACCCGCACCCGCACCTGCGCCCGAGCCCACGCCTACGCCCGTGAGTGAGGAGGAAGCGCAGATCCCTCGCAAGAGTTCTGTCATCGATTGGATCAAGCGAAAGTGGTGGGCGTTCAGGATCTACGGGCAACTGTAATCCTTCAAGTGAGATCTACACAATGCCAAACTATGACTACCGCTGCGACAAGTGCGAACACACCTTTGAGGAGTTCCATCTCATCAAGGATCGGGCAAAGCCGTGCAAGAAACCGTGCCCCAAGTGCGGTGAGGGGAAAGTCTCGCAGTTCATCTCCTCTGCCCCTGTTTTGATTGACCCTGTCCGTTTGGGCGTTCGCCGACCCGACAGCGGTTTCAAAGAAGTCATCAGCAAAATCAAGTCTGCACACCCTCGCAGTCGAATGAGGGATTACTGATGCAAGAACAAACACAAACCAAGCGACTCGTATCGATTGAAATCGGAGGCGGGGGTAGGTACTACCAATCCCCCGACAGCAAGCGGTGGTTCCCCTCGGTGACCACGGTGATCAACCACAGGGATGCCGAGAAGTGGAAGAAGTGGCGGGAGAACCCCGACAACGCCGCCACCTCTCAAGCCGCATTGGAGAGGGGGAACAGGCTTCACACGGTCGTGGAGAACTACCTCGTCAACAAGGAGTTGCCCACCACCGACGAGCAGAGGCTGCATTTCGATCCGTTGCTGCCTCACCTTGAGAGGATCAGCAAGATCTATGCCATCGAAACTCCCCTTTGGTCGGACGATCTCCTGCTTGCGGGTAGGACCGACTGCATCGGCGACTACGACGGTGTGCCTTCGATCATCGACTTCAAGACCTCGGGGAAGACCAAGCGTAAGGAATGGATCGGGAACTACTTCCACCAAGCCGCCGCCTATTCCTACATGTGGCAGGAGAGGTCGGGTCAGAAGATCGATCAGTTGGTGATCCTGATCGCATGCGACGATGGGTCGGTCCAAGAGTTCGTTGAGCAGCGGGCACATCACCGAAACGGTCTCGCAAGCGTCATCAAGGACTATTGGAACACCAACGACTTCGACCAACTCCAAGAGGTCGTGGGCAAGGCATGGGAGGACGCACAGCATGAAATGGCTGGCTAGACTTTTCGGCAAGTCCGAGGATACGGAGGACACCGATGACGATGTCCCCCAAAAACTCCATTGCATTCGGTTTATGACGGATAGGGGGGAGCAGGTCGCCATACTCCTCACCTCCGAGGAGTTTGAGCGTGGCATGCTGCGTTGGGTCGAGACCATAGACACCATGCCGATTGAGTCAATCGATGAAAATTCCGACGAAGGAGTCCCTTGATGGGGTCGATACTCAAAGTCGAGGAGACCTTCTCAAGGGAGGTCGAGGAGATCTGCCGAAAGCGCAAGGATTCATCCCTGATCGATGCAATCCTTGAGATCTGCGAGAAATACGAGATCGAACCCGAGTCGGTGTCCAAGTTGGTCACCAAGCCTCTTCGGGAGCGGCTCAAGGCAGAGTTTGAGGAGCGCAACATGATCAAGGGCGGTCGCAAGACTCGACTCCCCCTTGACTAGACAGAGCAAGACGGTACAGTCCGCACACTTCGCATACGAAACACAAGGAGACACGACATGTCAGGATTTTCTGCCCTCAAGAAGGGCGCACAGGGTTCCATCGACCGCCTCTCGGCTGAGATTCAGAAACTCAGCAGCAAGCAGTCCTACGACGATGATCGGTTTTGGACGCTGACGAGGGACAAGAGCGACAACGGCTACGCAGTCATCCGATTCCTTCCCGCAGTCGAGGGAGAGGATGTGCCGTGGGTTCGCCTGTTCAGCCACGGCTTCCAAGGCAAGGGCGGATGGCTCATCGAAAACTGCCCGACCACCATCGGCAGGAAGTGCCCCGTCTGCGAGGCGAACAACGAACTCTGGGGCAGCGGCATCGAAGCGAACAAGCAGATCGCCCGTGATCGCAAGCGCAAGATGTCGTACATCTCCAACATCCTCGTCATCAGCGATCCTGCCGATCCGTCGAACGAGGGCAAGGTCTTCCTGTTCAAGTTCGGCAAGAAGATCTTCGACAAGTTGCAGGAGGCGATGAACCCCACGGCACCCGACGAGCCGAAGTTCAACCCCTTCGACTATTGGAGCGGTGCCAACTTCAAGTTGAAGGCACACCGTGAGAGCGGCTATGTCTCCTACGAGAAGTCGGCGTTTCAGCCGCAGAGCCAACTGTTGGACGGCGATGACAAGCGACTTGAGGTCCTGTGGAAGTCGCAGCATGCCCTCCTTCCGTTCGTCGCTCCCGATCAGTTCAAGTCCTACGAGGACATCTCGGTGCGCTTGACCACCGTCCTCAAGGGCGGTCCCGAGGGTGCAGCGACCCGAGCGGAGTCTGCCGAGCCCGATGACTTCCGCAGCAAGATGAAGGCTGCTGATTCGTCGGCGGCGAAGCCCTCCCCCATCAAGGCTCCCGCTAAGGCGAGCAAGGTGGATGACGATGACGATGAGTCCGCAACTTTCTCGTACTTCAAGAAGTTGACGGAAGAGGAAGACTGAGAAGACTTGGGGGTCTTCTTGCGGTAGGAGGATTATGTGATCCTCTGACGGTCGGGAGTGGAATCCGATGGTTCTGCCTAGCGGAACCGTTTGAAAGGAAACTCCTCCGAGCAACCTCTGCTCCCGACCGTCTTCCTACAACGAAAAGCGACCGTGTGGTCGCCTAACCGACTCGGTTGTTCCAATCCAAGGATGGACGGGCAACAGCAACCGAGTCGGTTGTTTTTTTACAATACGGTCATAGGGCAGGTGCCTCGGCGAACAGCAAGGCACGGTATGTCGGGTCGTTGTTCCTGCTCATCCTCGACATGAGTACCGCCGATCCGCCGCCTCCACCGCCTCCGATGAGGTTCGTTGTGGGTGCATTGATCATGGAAGAATCCTGCCTGTTTGCTTGGAACTGCGCCATGGAGGTCTGATTTGCAGCCGTGTTGAGGCTTCCCACGGGATACGACTGCGGCATCGACATGGCGGCGAACTGAACTCCTCCACCCTGACCGCCGATGGGGACAGTCGTAAACGATCCTGGTGCCAAGGGAACCGCCGCCGAGGGCATACTCTGCGGGAGGATCGCCACGGAACTCCGCTGCGGAGACTCAAATATGTCCTTGGCTTTCTCGACCTCGGGGGGTGTCTCGGGTGTACCGCCACCCAACGCAGCCTTGATCGAACTTCCGATGATGGGGAGTTCTCCCAAGGCATCGGCGATGGAGTTGATGATGTCGGTGAAGAACCCGACCAACTTGCCGTGCAGCCAAGTGCCGAAGTCCAAGAGATCGTCTATCCATACTCCGCTAGTGATCCAATCCCATACCCACATGACTGCGTCTGCCAACATCTTCGGCAGGTCGTAGACGAAGAACTTCACCAAGTAGAAAGCCGCCTTGATGAGCATGATGGGGATCATTATGAAGGTCTGAACCAACCGACCGACGAGGAACTTGGCGTATGCCAAGAACATCTCGACCACCGACTTCAGCACCTTCGATACGAGGCTTCCTCCTCCTTGGAAGATGCCGACGATGTTCTTGAAGGCATCCACGAAGGGCTTGATCATCATGTTGTAGGACTGCTTTGCGAAGGTCGCAAAGGTCTCAAACAGACCACCCATCGTCTTGTTGAAGAAGTCAAATATCGTTTGGAAGTTGAGGAGACCGAATGTGAGACCGCTGATGATCTGTGCGACGGCTCCCATGATGGCACCCTTGAGTCCCATCTGCTTGAAGCCCTTGAATGCGCCGATCACGCCGTCGATGAGGGAAATCAGGATTTGGAGCGGGAAGAAGATCTTGGACACAAGACCGAAGCCGAACCGCATGGCACCGAGGATCCTCGGGAAGAAGCCGAGAAGCCTCCCCACGAACGGGATCGACTTCGACATCGCCATGAGACCCTTCTCAAGCGACAGGAACCCCGATCCGAGTTTGCCCATGAAGCCGCCGACACCCGAGCCGATACCCGCAAACATCTTCCCGACCACGGGGATGTACTTGGTGATGAAGGTCAGGGCACTCCAAACCATCTTGATGTAGTTGTAGATGTACCCGATGGTGCCGCCGATCACGACGGCGAGGAGGATGAGAATCGTCTTGAACCAACCGTCCTCCTTCTTGAAGATGTCGCCGAGGAGTTCCTTCATCGACTCGCTCGACTTGATGTACTCATCGATCATCTTCTGCGCCCATGCGGGAGTGTCGTTCGCAGCCTCGGCTTCACGCTCCGCAGCCTTGACGCTCTCCTGCTTCATGTGGCTGATGGCGACGAGTTCAGTCTTCTCAAGGGACTTGAATCGGTCGATGGTCTCCTTGTGACGCTTCTGTGCGTCCCTGATCTCTTGGCTGTCGCCCCTCGACTTCGCCATCGATGTGGCGGCGGCAAGGGAGACCCCCTTCTCCTGCCGTATGGTTTCGACCTGCTTCTTGCGGAT